CGGGTTGGCGGCGATCGCCTCCTGCAGCTTGTCCTTGTCTACCTTCAGCAGGCCCGCCATGCGCGTGCGGAAGGCGTCGCCGACCTCGCCCTCCTCCTGCAACATGCGCGGGTACATGTTGCGGATCATGTGCAGGTCGACGGCGGAGGTGTTGCCCGCGGCCAGGTCGAGGAACGGCGTGCCGAGCGAGGCGGTCTTCTGCGACAGGCCTGGCACCTGGTTCATGACGCGGAACGTCACGTCACGCACGTCCTCGCCGGGTCCTGCCTTGAAGATGTCCGGGCGACGCAACGCCAGGGAGGCCAGCTCGGGCTGGTTGCCGATGTTCGCGGTGCCCATCACGCCCATGCCGCCGCGGGAGGCGGCACCGACGCCGGCAGCGCGGTCCAGGGTCTGCGCCACGTTCGGGTCGCCAGCCTGCAGGGCCAGCTGGGCCAGCTCGTCCGGGTTGCGCACCCGCGTGCGGGCCGCCAGGAACTCGTTCGGCGTCAGCGGCGCGTTCGGCGACATCAGGCTGAAGTTGAGGGCGTTGAAGATGTCGACCGGGTCGGCCTCGCCGGGCCGCTCATAGCTGCGCATGAACTTCTGCATCAGCGCGTTGTGCGTGTCGGTCGGCAGGGCGTTCGGGTCGAAGTTGTTGCCCTTCAGCCAGAACAGGTCGGGAATGGTGAACTTGCCCTCCAGGCCGCCAGGGACCTGGATCTCCCGCCGGCTCGTCACGTCGGAGATGCCGAGCGACTGCTCGGGCGTGCGGGTCATGTTCACGCCATGCTGCGCGCCCCACTGCGCCCACTCCTCCTCGGAGGCATTCGGGCCGGGCGTGGTGCGTGGCTCGGCACGCAGGGCCAGGCGGTTGCGCACGGCCTGGTTGATCTCCCGCAGAGGCACGGCCGCGCCCTTGTTGCCGGTCATCATCGACCGGACCATGTCCGGGTCCATGCCCGCGGCAATCAGGTCCGCCCGGGTCCGCTCGACCATCGGCTCGGAGGTCAGCTTGCGCTTCGGGCCGCGCCCGGCCTTGGTGGCGAAGCTCTTCAGCTCGTCGAGTGCGGACAGGAACGGGTTCACGTCTTCTCTCCCTGGCTCCGGCCGAAGCCGACTCGCCGATAGCGCCGCCCCTTGGCGTAGGCGTCCTTCAGCGTCTCACTGATGCGCTGGCACTCTTCGGGAGTGCGACAGCGCGGGACCTTGACCGGGTTCGCGGGCTTCTTCACTGCAGGCCTCCAGGCGCCGGCATGCCCGGCTGCATCGGCGGCGCTGGCTGCATGCCTGGCAGCGCTGGCTGCACCGGCGGGCTCGTCAGCTGCATCAGGTCGATCTCGGCCGCCGCGTCCTGGGCGTCGACCTTGGTTTCCACGTCCACCAGCTTCACCCGCTGGGCGAACATCGCCTCCATGTGCTTCAGGGCCGCCGTTATGGCGTCGAGCTGGACCTGCATCTGCTCCTTCTGCAGCGCGGCCTGGGCCTTGATCTGCTCCATCTGGATCGGCACCTGCAGCTGCGCCTGCATGGCCTGGGCCTGCATCGCGGTCTGCTGCTGCGCCGCCTGCGCCGCCTGCGCCGCCGCCTGCTGCGCCTCGGGGGAGGCCGGGTTGATCCAGTATTGCTCGGGGGCCGGCAGGCCGGACATGCGCCCGATGTCGATCAGGGCCGCATAGACCTGCGGGAGGTCGACCAGCACGCCACGCTGGCCCTGCTGCAGGGCTGCCGTCTGTGCGGCCATGACGGCCTGCAGGGCCGCCGTGCGCCGTGTGCGCTCACCCACCGACATGCCCATGCTGACGACCAGCTCGTCGCGGGGCTGCCACTGCGAGGGCATGGCCTGCTGCCACTGCCCGGCCGCACGCATGCTCACCGGGCCCTGCCAATACTTGCGCAGCAGGGCGTGGAGCTTGGCGTACAGCGGCTTCAGCATCGTCTCGGCCAGGTTCTTCGCCACCATGGCGTTGACCTGCTCGGCCGCAGACATCATCCGCTCCAGGCCGTGCGCGGTGTCGCCAGCCAGCGCCTGGGCCTGCGCCGCGGTGTCGATCGCGCCGCCGCCCTTGTCGCGCCGCACCTCGTCGAGGTAGTTCAGCACGTTGATCAGCTGCGGGGGGATCTCGACGTTCGGCAGCGGGACCACGGCCCCGGCTTCCTTCATGCGCACGACGCCGCCCATCACGCTGGTCAGCAGGTCGTCCATGTTCACCTGCCGATCGACCGCGCCGATGCGCTGGCGCACGTTGCGCTCGGAGGCGTCCAGCAGGTTGCGCAGCAGGCCGGTCTTGCCGTCCTGCACTGAGCGCAGCTTGTCGAACAGGCTGATGCCGTCCCATGAGTACAGGCCCAGGTAGGGCACGCCCACGCAGAACGGCTGCGCGTCCCAGGGCTCGGCCAGCAGCAGCTCGTCGGTGCCCTCGGCGCCGCCCGCGGTGACCGCGCGCAGCAGCTCGGCGATGCCGTCGCCGTCGCGGTCCACGGTGTAGTAGGCCTCGACGACCATCACGAACGTGGTCGACTCGTGGCCGGTTTCGTAGTCGGTGTCGCTGCCGGCGCGGGCGCGTGCCGAGGTCGATGAGCTGTCGTTGCCGCGGTAGGGCTCCAGGGCGTAGACGACGTTCGGGTCGAAGCCCAGCTGTACCAGCTCGGTGCGCATCATCGGGCGGCGGTGGCCGAGGAAGCGCGCCTCGTCGGCGACGGGCTTGCCGACGTTGCCGTCGATCAGGAACTCGTCGAGCGGCACGGCCTCGATGCGCGGCTTGCTGGTGCGCGTGTAGCGGCGGATCGTGCCGTTCACGGTGCCGTCGTCGCCGAACTCCGCGGAGACGATCTCGACGGCCTGGCCGTCGCCCTCCTGCAGCAGCTCGGGCAGCAGCTGCGGGTCCAGGCCGCTGCGCGATTCGTACTCGACCGTCGCTTTCTTCTCCCAGAAGACCTTCAGCACGCCAGCACGCCGCAGCAGCGCGTCCTTCACCGCGGCGTTCAGGGCCATGAAGGCACCGGCCGAGGCGGCGACGTAGTTGACGGCGCGCGTCTCGATGTCCGACTGCGCCTCGTCCTCGGGGCCGAAGGGAACGAACTCGACGGGCGCCTGGCCGGAGAAGGCGGGCACGATCTCGGCGAGCACGGCCTCGACAGCGTCGCCCACGTCGGTGCTGACGATCGTGCTGCGGTCAGCGTTCTCCTCGCCGGCGGGCGCCGCGGGGAGCCGGGCGTAGAAGTAGTCGGCCGCCTCGGTGCGGTTGGTGTCGCGATCGTCCTGCTGCTCGCCCGCGCGCTCGACCTCGGTGCGAATGGCCTTCAGCAGCTCCTCGTCGGTCATGGGGGTGGGCGTGTGCATTAGGCCGATCTCCGATACGCGCCAGGGTTGCGGCGCTCCTGCTTGACGTTGATCCGCACCGACCAATCGTCGAGCGGCGAGGTGGCGTTGCCGACGTTGGCCATGGCGTAGTAGCGCAGGGCGTCGGCGGCGTGGCTGGTCCAGTCGTGCAGCGGGATCGCCTTGAAGTTCTGCAGCTTCGGGTCCCACTCCTGCCGGTACTGGGCCAGGGCGTCGATGCCCCTGGCACAGCGTTCCCGGTCGAACCAGATGCGTGGCAGCAGCACTCGGACCCCCTCGATGCCGTCGAGGATACGGTGCGGCTTGGCCACGGTGAAGTTGATGCCCAGGCCGGCGGCGATCTCCCGGCGGCTGCGCCCGGAGCCCAGCTCGGTCACCTCGATGTCAGGCGGGGCGACGTGGTCGGTGTAGCGGTAGGGGCGGGCCCGCAGCTGCTCGGCGTACCAGGGCAGGCCGACGCCGGCGGACTCGATGAAGTCGACGGCGTGCAGGGCGCCGCCCGGCGCGGGCTGCAGCACCCAGATGGCCGTGGCGTCCCGGACGCCCAGGTCCCAGCTCGTCACGCAGGGCAGGGCCGGGTCGTAGGGCACCGCGGTGATCCGCCCGGCATGCTCGGCCTGCTCCATCAGCTCCCCGTAGAACACGCCGCGGGTTGCGCTGGTGAACGAGCACTCCCATTCCTGCTCGTAGGCCTCCCGCGACATGGTGCGCCTGGCGGCCTCCAGCTCGCCCCGGGGGATCAATCCCGTCTCGGAGGCCCGGAGTACCAGCCTGGCCCAGTCAGGGCCGTCAGCGGCCTCGTAGAGGCGCCAGAAGGCGTTCTTGCCCGCAGGTGAGCCGATGAACTGCGCCCAGCCCTGCCGGTCGGCCAGCATCGGGCGGACGACCTCGTCCCAGGTCCGCGGGTCCATCTGGGCATACTCGTCGAGCACGACCCCGTCGAAGTACCCACCGCGGATGGCGTCAGGCTGGTCGGCCCCGAACAGCCGGATCCGCGACTGGTTCGGCAGGTCCAGGCGCAGCTCGGACTCGTTCACCTGCGCCCCAGGCATGCCGGCCAGCATGTTCTTCAGCATGTCCCAGGCGATCGCCTTCGCCTGCA